CTATTGTTTGAACATATGATTGATTTTCACCTGTATATGTTGCTGTAAGTATTTGATTTGCAGTTCCTGAAGTAAAGGCAATATTTGCTACTTGCGGAAAGTCAAAACCTCCGAAGTTAATTCTTCCACATATATCATTAATACCACTTACTCCGATTGTTGCTCCTGAACCTCCTACTGTGAATAAATCTCCACTTGTAAATTGTTCGTGTAATAAAGTCATTTTTTCGTACCTCCTTTCATTCTCATTTAGAACATCACCATTTGAAAAGGATAATAAGATGTATCATTCTTGATATCTTCTATCTTCATAAATTTATTTGATTGTGGTTCGACTACCCAAACTTGTTTATTATTATCTACCATTATATTAAAGGCATGAGTAGCACTCCAAGCAATTCCGAATGCAAATTGTTCTAATCCATCATTCCAATATCCCATTAAGGCAAAACTAAATTCATCACAGTCATATTTTTCTTCAATCCATTCTCTTGCTTGAATTTTTGTTTCGTTACTAAACTTTTTAGCTTCTGTTACTGAAGTTGCTCCATAAGTTTTAACTGTGCAATGAACTATGCTTAAGCTACTAACGTGTGGTTGTAATGCTGTATAAACTTCTAATGAAGTCAATGTTGCTAATCTTTTAGGTTCTTTTATTGGAGGATTAGTATCTATTAACAATTTTAATTCTTTAACTTGTTGCTTATAATCTTCGATATCTTTTTTTAACTTTACTATTTGAGCATTAAGCTCTTCTACTTCTTTCTTATTACTAAAAAAACACATTTTTAAAATAATACCTCCTTTATACTTATTAATTTACTATCTTTATTATATATAACTTGTTTCCCAGGAATATTTCTATAAGTATCTCTTCCAACTTCTTTTACTTTAAATACATTTTCTTTCATCATTAATTCTTTTATAGTTTCTATTAATAGTTTATCGAAATTAATATCACTTTCTAATCTTTCTTTATCTCCGATTATATTAATTATTTTCTCTTTCAATTTATTATAAACTTCTTCCCACGTTATCATTTTTATTATGTAAATTTAATTGTGTTTTGAACTTGTAATTCTGTATCACCATCAAAAGTTATACTTCCTATAACTACTCTATTTATAATATTGCTTCCTAATGTAGTAGCACCATAAGTTACTCCAAACTCAAATAAATTAGTTCCGCTCATTTCTGTTGATGAGAAATCACCAATCCATGTTACTTGACCTGCAGTAGTTATATCTATAGTTGTAGCTTCATTTCTATCAGATTCTGTTAATAAAGATACATTTGCAGCATTTACTGTAGAACTACCTGTTCCTATTGCTATCCATTGAGGTCTTGTTCCTGAACCTCCTACATAAGTTGCTATTGTGTTAAGACCTTGTGTTGTCATAAATACCATTTAAAAATCACCTCCACTTGTTACTAAAGTACTTCCTAATAAACCAACTCCGAATGCTGAATTAGCATCTTCAAATCTTCCGTGTTTATTAGAATGAAATACAAAATTATTACCTATTGCATTTGTATAAACTTCATAGTGAACTTGATGTACAATACTTCCTGTTGTTGTCTCTAATCTTGATAATGTTCCTTCTAATGGCCCTGCTTCATATGCTTGTCCTCTTAACATTTGTGCTTTCATAATATCTACGAAATCTGGTAATTTTTTATTTAGAGTTACTCTTAAAACATTTTCAGTTAAATTATTTTTTTTATTAAATTTAAATTCTGCTGATAATATTTGGTAAGTTTGACTATCTATATTATGAAAAGGAAAATTAGCTACTACTGTTTCCCCAGGAACTACATCTATTATACCGTTTATTTCTAAATTACCTTGTATTTTAGCATCTTTATTTTCTGCTAAGAATGCTACTGCTCTATCATTGGCTGCATTAAAAGATTTAATAGCGCTATCTGTAATAACTTTAGTCTTAGGTCCATAATTAGTAACACTTGTTGAATCAGTAATAAACTTTAAGATAGGTGTTTTTCTTTCATAATCTACTTGTATATTAGATGTTCCACTTGTAGGAATATTATTCCATACTGTTCCACTTGTAAATACGATTTTCTTTTCATTATAATTAACTAAATATTTAACTTCGTTAGGGTCACTCATTTCATATACTCCTCCTGGTTGTAGTAATACACTACTTACAAATACTCTTGTATTGGAAGGTTTATCGGTTAAAGTAAATATACTTCCTCCATCTGCTATCCCTCCTGTATCGGTTGCTCCTGTTAGAATTCTATCACCATAAACCCAAACTCTATTATAAATTTGACTATCATCAACTGTAAAATTAGCATAAGTAGTATTTGTACTATCAAATGTATAACCTGAACTAATTGAATTTTTATCAATAAAATGAACATCTTTATTTTCATCAACATAAAAATAATAACCAGCAATATCTGCTAATTCTTGTAATGCATCCCAAATATTTTTATGATTAAAAGCTATCATTTCTATAGTTACCCCGGTTGCTATATCTATATTATTAGTAGTTACTAAATTTTGTGCATTATTATTAATTATTATTTTAGCTATTTCACCAACATCTCTATCTCTTTGTACTGTTGGTTGAACAGTCATATCTTGTAGAACTGCTCCATAATCTCTTCCTGATATTGTTAAAGTTTCATTTAATTCACTACCCTCATAATCTATATTTTCAATAATTCCAGTAAATATTTTAGTAGTAGGTGCTGCATTTTTATTTGCATATATTATTACTTCTTCGTTTAGAGCATAAGTATCTTGATGTCTTCCTGCAAAGTTATCTGTTACTAATTTAAATTTAGATGTTCCGTTATTATCTCCCATACTTCTTTCTACTGTTATTTCTTTAAAATCACTTCTTTGTGTTCCATTAATTGTTACTTTTGTATTTATTGTCATTTATAATCCTAAGTTTACTTTTCCTGATAACTCTTCAGTTAGAGAATCTGCTATATCTTTTCCAGACAACCCATTAACCGTTTCTATATTAATAGTAGTACCAGTTGATGCTGTTTCTGTAGAAACATAAGGTGTATATTTTTCATATTCCATCATTGTTCCCATATACTTTCCTAAATTAACATTTGATAATTTACTAATATTAATTCCTGGTATCTTATTCATAGAACTTATTACTTTATTAACCATATTAATAATATTATTTATACTTGTTTGAATAAACCCTACAATTCCATTCCAAACACCAATTACTACATTATGAATTCCTATAAATACATTCTTTAAAAATATACCTAAGTTTTGAGCAGCTATTTTTAAATTTTCCCAATTATTAGCTAACCATATTCCTGCTGCTACTAATGCTGCTATAATTGCTATTACTGCAACCACTATTGCAATCCACCAAATATTAACTGCTGTAAATGCTGTTGTTGCTGCTGTTAATACTAATACTACTCCTGCTAATATTAATAATCCTGCTGCTAATGCTGCTGCTACTGCAATCATATTTTGAACTGGTCCTGGTAATGCATTAAACCATTCAAATACTGCTGTAATCTTTTCTACGAAGAAAGTTAGAACTGGAATTAATGCTTCCCCTATTGTTTGTTTCATATCATCATATTGTTTAGTTAATCTTTGTGTTGCTAATGCATTTTCATCAAGAGGTCCAATATTAGCTGCATTTTTATTTAACGCTTCCATAGTTGCATTCATAAATGCTGTTTTCTTTTCCGCATCAGTTAATTCACTTGCTGTTTTTCCTATTTGTGTTGCATAATCTTCATATGCTTTTTCTGTATTGACTATTATACCTAAGTTATCAAGAATTAATTTAGATTGTCTACCAATACCTGTTGTAATATCTGCAATTGCTTTACTTACAGGTACTCCTGTTGCTTGTGCTGCAGCTAATGCTCCTTTAAACATTGTAGGTAATGCTTCTGAGTCTATACCTAATAATAGAGCTTGATTTGCTTGAGTCATCAAATCCATTTGACTTACCGTTCCTGCTGTTGCTTCTTCTAAATTAGCTAACATCTTTGGTGCATCTTCTCCTACTAAATTATTAAACGCTGTTTGAATACTAACTGTTTCTGCTGCTGCTGATGTCCAACTTGTTAAAGTTGCTACTCCTGCAACTCCTACTGTAGTTATTGCTGCACCTGCCATACCTATTGCTGCTGCATTCTTTTGAACAAATCCAGTTAAACCAGACATTTCTGTTTCAGCGGATTTAATTGTCTTACTAAAGTTATCTATTGCATTTATAACAATAGATACTCCTGCTCCTCCTAATGCACCACCTAATAGACTACTAAGTGCCATTATCTTCTTCTAAACCTCGATTGTTGTGTTTGTCTTTCCATTCTTTTATTTGCGTTTTCTTGTTTTTTTGATTTTCTGCTACATGCCTCTGCTAACATTCCTATTTCAGGGTATGTTAGTTTTGGAATTTTATAAAAATTGTATCCTTGTTCATGTAACCATAGCATCATGTCTTGCTCACTCTCTATTTTTTTTTTAATTGATATTCTTGTTGTAATATCAATTGTTCTTTTGTTTTTGCTTCAACTTCTTTCTGACTAATTCCTAATGATATAGCTAAGATTGATTGAACAATTGCTAAAGCCATTTGTGGTTTTATATCTTCTATTTCTTGTTCAGTTAATTTAGGTGAAACTAACCCATTCTTAATAACATCATTATCTGCTTTTGCTTTTTCTTCTGGTGTTCCATTTGTAGCTATTGCATATATTTCTTGAAGCTTTCCTCTTGTTAAAGGTATTATCTTAACTGTTGGATTTCCTTCAATATTTTCTAATGCTACTTCTTGTGAAATTAAAGCACCGTCTTGTCCTCTTGTAAAGACTAAATCGTTTTTTGTTAACTCTCCCATTTTTTATTTATCCTCCTTTAATTTATTTTTGAATATAAAATTACTTTCACTTGTATTTTTTATTGTTTCTATTTTAGTATTTTTAATCTTTTCTCTGATATATTTTCCTACTCTTATTGCTTCTTGTTCGTTCATTTTAAAATCTCTCATTAAATTTCTTTCAAATATCTTCATTTATATTAATCCTCTTTCTATCTTTTGTCTATTAATTTCATCTTCTTCGTCTTCTAATAATTGTGTTGATTTTATTGCTAAATAATCTGAACATTGTGGATTCATACCAGGATTTGCTTTCTTCCATTCACTAAATATTTTATACCATAACTTTAATCTTTTTTGTTCAGCTTTTAATTCTATTTCTAATAAGTCTTTTGATTTTCTTTCTTTTTCTGTCAATACTTCCTCTTTTAATGTTATTTTTTTCTTTTCCTTAGATTCTTCATAAGTTTCTATTGTATGTTCATGACCGTTCATCATTTCTACTTTTAACTCATTAATTTGATGAGTATGATTTTCTACTTTACCTTCTACTGGTAAAGTCATATAAGTCATTCCATTACCATCTCCATCTACTCCATATGTATGTAAATGTTTTTCAGTTATACTTGCCATTTCTTCGTTCATTTAATTATTATCTCCATCTTTAATATGAGTCTTTCCGTTAGATTCTATTTCTAAATATCCAGTTCTTCCTATCTTAGCTCCTAATAGACTTGCAATTGTTTTTTCCATAGGTTTTATTGTTTCAACATCATTTCTAATTACATTACTTGGTTTATATACAAGAAATCTACTTGGTTCTTCATTTCTAATTTTAGTAACAGGTTCGTTTAGCTCGTTTTGTTTATTTTCCATTCTTGCTGCACTTCTTAATAAACCTGCAGCCAATTCTCTCATCTTACCAGGTGTTTTTATTTTATCTCTTACCATAAACTTCCTCCTACAATATTCCTAATAAATAATTTATTATATATTTGATTTCCACCTATTTCATATTTCGTAACTCCATCAGGAATAATTGAATATTTATTACTTCCAATTCCTACTAATATATTTCCTGAAAGATTTGCACTTCCTATAAATAGAGTCTTATCAGTGGTTAGTACTTTACCTTGTTCAAGAAGCAGTGCTTCTCTACTACCGAATTTGGTAGTTATAGGAAATACTAATCCACTTATTGTTACACTACCTGTAATAGTTTGAGTTATATCGTCATCATAAGATGTTGGTACAACTGCAAATGAAATTATATTTATTTGGGTTGATAAACCTCCAGTTTTCATTATTAATTCTCTTCCATTATCTAATATACTTTTAATATTCATTTTATACTTCTAAGTAGTATTTTAAACTTTCATGACTCATTATATTTGTTTTTACTTCCATATCTGAAATTACACTATAGTAAAATTACCAGGGTGTATATTTTTCTATTAAGTCGTTGCTGTTTATTGTAACGTTTGCTGGAACAAATGTAATATTGTATTCATTAACTCCTTCTGATGGAGATGGTGATTCGAATGATGTAATTTTACATCCACTCATTACCACGAATGCATCTTCACTTCCTGCAGAGATAATCATTTCTATCATTGCGTTGAATGCTGTTCCGTTTTGCCAATTTGTCTCATAAAGAGTCATTGCATCACTTGAATTTGCATCCATAGTCATTGTTACTTCGTAATCTCTTGCTAATGGTGTTAAGTTATTTACTACCTTACTTCCGTTATCATAGTGTCTTCTATCTAAATTATTGTTGATACTAAATGATAAATCACTTACTTCATCAATAACAGTTCCACTTGGTTTATGGAATTTAACATCACTCCATAAATAAGGTCTACTTGTATCTTCATCTGCTATATTTGGTGAGTCTGTTGCCTTACTTCCTAATGTTAAACTTTGTGCCATATAATTCAATTCACATTCTACTGGTTCTCCATTAGCGATTTTCATTGAAAGACTATCTACTACACATCCATTATACTTTCTAACTTGGTATTCACCATCACTTACTCCTTTCTTACTATCTACTATAGTGAAAGATGCAAAGTTTTGATTTCTTCCAGTTCCTGATGTATATGCGTAAACACTATCACTATCTACTTCACTGATTACGTGAGTATAAGGTGATGGGCTTCCAGAATCTACTACTGAACCTAATGCAAAATTAAACATTCTCATATCTTGAGGATAGTATGTTACAGTTCCACCATAATTCTTTATAGTGTTTACCATTTGACCTACTCCTCTACTTAATGTTCCTGTATATCTAAGTTGAACTACATTTTCTTCGTCTTTTGGTGTATGATTAGTTACTAATCCCATCCAATTTCCTGAAGTACCACTTACTGTTGCGTATGTTCCTGATTCGTACATAAACAGACATTTATTGTCGTCTGCTATATATAGTGCCATTTATTGTTTAAAACCTCCTTTTAAATTTATAATTATGAATTTCATTTTAACTTAATATTGCTGAATATTTTACTCCTAATATTTTATTATGAATTGTGTTATCCCCACTCAATTCTACTAATGGTGTCATCGAAGTTATTTGGAAACCATATATGCCTTCAATATCTGTTCCTTCACTTCCATATTCTGCTTGTCTTAAAGCATCTACTACGTCACTACTTAATTCGTCGCACTCTTTACTATTTCTTGCCCATATTCTTACTTCTAAACCTATTGTAGCAAAATGAGTTTCTGATGACATTCCAAGTTTTCTTGTTTGTAGATTTAATTGTTTAACTGTTATAATTGGATATTGAACTTGAACTTTAGGATAACTTGTAAATACAAATGATGTTCCACTACCTGCTCTACTAATTGGGTCTGTAATTTGTGCTCTGAGTTTATCCCTGATGAATAACACTATATTTTCGATAAAAGTACTTGATTGTATCATCCTATATAAGTAACTCTATCATTATAAATAGAATTCTCCCTTTGTTCAATATTTGAAATTAAAATATTTGTAGAAATAGCTTTTTGTATATTTTCTAATTTAAATTCGAAATTCTTTATTCTTTCTTCTTGTTGAATTTTTATATCTTCTAATAAATTAATAGTTTGTTTTAATAATTCTATTTGTTTTATTAAATCTTTATTCATTTCCGTTGTTTGTTTCAAATCCAAGCCTGAATTTGAGGTCATCATTCTTTTTTTCATCATAATTTGAGATAATGAATAACTAAGCTATCTTTTTCTTTCTTTGAGCTATTTGTTCTCTAAGTGCTTTTGCTTCTGCTTCTGAACTAACCTTGAAAAAACATCCATTATCATAGATGTAGTTTTCTTCGATTAACTTTTTAGCTTGTGCTTCAAGTTTTTCGTTATATTTCATTATCTTTTTACTCCTTTCATTTAATATGTTGATTTTGCTCTTAAATATTCAGGCACATCTGCTATACATTGTGCAGCAATAAGTGCTTCATTAAGACAAAAATCAAGTTGTTTGTATCTAAAATCTTCCATTGTCATATTTTGTCCATCTCTTGAAGGTTCAATTGCATTGACTTCAAGAATGGCTTTTTTAACAATTTCCAATATCTTTTGATTTGTTTCCATTTTAATTTGACTCTCCCATTATTTTATTTATTTCTTCGTCTGATATGTTACTATCAGAATGAATATTAGCTATTGGTGTTTTTTTAAACTTAGCAGCAAAGAATTCTATTGTTTCTTTTGCTTCTTCCTCATTTAATTTATTAGTTACTCTTTCTACGTATTTATCTAAATCTTTCATTTTAATATTACTTGACATATAATGCCCATTTTTACTCATCTTTACTCCCATTTCCTTTAATTTTGTTTGTTCATCGTATGGAGGTATTAGTGGTTGATTTTCTACTGCTTCTAATTTTTCCATTAACTTAACTATGTTTGTACTATCGTTTATACCGTTAATCTTTGTAATACATACCCAATCTCCTACTTTAATATCTGTTGCTTCAGGATTTACACTAAGTAATTTATGACCATTTGACGGGTTTACTCTTACCTTTGCAAAAGTAAAGTCTTTTCCTTCGTTCTTCTTTTCTAATTTTCTATTTAATACTGCAAACACAGAAGGTAACTTACTTACTTCTATACTTGTTATATTCTCCATACCTAAACTTGCTAATGTTTCACATACTACGTCTGATACTTTATCTATTTCTTTAGCTATTAAATTAAATTCTGTATTTAATCCATCGTCTTTAATATTTTCCATTTTATGCCTCTTAGTAATATTTAAAAAATGAGTAACCTCGACCTGATTCAGATTGTTCCATTACATAACCATCGAAATCCTCTGATGTACTCACATCTTCATTACTAACATTTGTTTTTTTCTTCAAAGCTTCAATTTGTGTTTGAAGTTCTGCAATTAATTTGTAATCTACCATTTTGTTGTATTTTAAATGCTCCTTTTTATTATTTAATTCTTGACTCTCTTTCTCTTTAAAATGCTCTAATTCTACTGTAGATTCATCTTTATGAGTATTTGTATTGATTTGAGTATTATCGTTGATTTTAGCTGGGTTTATGTTGTAATTTGAGCTATTTTCTTGTGGCATTACTGATGTTCCATTTACTCCAGGAATTGGGGTTACTGATAATTCCATTGCTTCCATATCTATTGGTATCATAACATTCTCATCTTCCTTATCTCTAACTATTCTTCTACTAAAAGCACCAATACTTACTTCCGATATTCTCCCATCTTTAATTTTTTCAATAATATCCTCACCTTTAACCCATCCTTTATAAGTGACCATCTTCCCATTATCGATAGAACTTGCTTCAGTAACCTTACCTATTACAGAATCAGTAGTTCCCGAATGGTCTTTCATTATAGGTCTCTTTTTTAAAGTCTTAGCAAATTTATCAAGCTCTTTAGCTACATACTTTCTATTGTTCTTACTAATTCCCTCTTTCACTGCTATTCCGCTAATATACAATTTACCTTTTTCCGTATTTGTCATTTTAATTAAAGCAACACTCCATTACCACTTACTGATATTGGAACTACTACTGAACCGTTTGCTACTCCACATAATAACACTAATTGTAGTGCTTGTGAACCTGTAACTCCTAATTCTATCATGTTTCCACTGATTGCCATATATTGTAATCCATTCATATTAATATCCTCCTATAACTCTTTTTGTTCTAATTGTTCTTTGTAATTCATGAAGACGTTTATCTCCATCTTCTCTAAGTTGTTTTGCTAATTCAACATATCCACTATTTCCTGCTCCTATTGTCAATTCTCCTAAACTTACATTTCCTATACCACCATTATTTGCTTCTATTGCAAATAATAATTTACTATGTGAAAGGTCTATTATTGCAGGTTGATAAACTTCAGGTATTGCTGACGATGTAATTGTTACTGTCGCATATAATTCACAATAATTTATAACTTGTTCCACAAGATTACTAAATGTTGTGCCACTTATCCCGACAGGAATATTTGTCCATCCTACGAGATTACCAACAAAGTCAGTTACACTTCCTACTGACCAAATTCCGTTAGTCATTCGTCATCATCTCCTTCTTCCTCGTCTTCAAAATTATCAATATCAAAATCATTTTCTTCATCTTCATCTGTTGTTTTATATGTTACCATTTTAATGTATATGTTATAATATATATATTAGAGTATATAATAGAAATTATTCTAAATATTCTAAGGTTGTAATAGCTGCCTCTATTGTAAATTTTATATTTTCAGCAATTATCTCTCTGCCTTCTTCATCATACTTTACTTCTTTCTTTTGTTTATCTTTATTTTTCATTTTAGTTATTTAGTTTGTCAGTTTAAGGCCCAAGCGAGATTTAAGAAATAAATTTCACCTTTACTGACTCACCTATTTTTTGCTTGTAGTTGGTTAGTAACCCAATATATCCAAGCTTGATATGAAAGAGTTTGCATTCTAACCAACCTTTCATTTTTATGAATACTTTATAGTTTATAAACGCATATCAAAAATACTATATAGATTGTTATATAATCTTATATAATGAGTTTTTATATGCGTTTTAAGGTTAAAATACTGGTTTTTAAGGTATATATACTATTATTTAATCACAGATATATAAACTATCTTTCTTTTCTTGCCACAATTGTTGTTTCAGTTGTTTGTTTTCCTTAATTAAATAAGCAATTGCTTGTTCAGCAACATCTAATCTATCTAAAATAGGCACATAACCTCTTCCAGATATGTCATTTCCTGAAATATAATTATAACTTTCATTATTAAATATCATTTCTTTTACTATCATCGTTCATCCTCCATCTATTTATTTATAATAATTTTATACAGTTATTAGCTGTTTTTTATTGTTTTGGCTTTAAATTTGCCATAAAAATAATAATAATATCCATAAATAATGATTATTAAAAGATGATTACTTATAGTATTTAATCATTTTAATCATTATTTTTTAACTAAACATAAAGCACTATATCTTTAGAGATAGATATAGTGCGTTTATTAATGTCTTTGATTAAATAATCATTAATCATTTTTTAATCATTTTAATCATTATTTACACAATACTTACCTTTTGAAGGGTTTTTCAGTGTATCATCAGCAACTAACATATTCAAAGCATTAGTAATTTGGCTACCTTTATACGTAGCGAAATTAATTCTAACATCTTTAGTCTTGAATTCAGTTATACTCTTAATATTAGTCCAAGCGATAATCTTATCAGCTAAGTCTTCAGCAATAGGTTTAACTAATTTAACATCAGTAACCTCAACCTTATCAAAAGTAACCTTATTATCCTCATACTCTTCATCAAAGTTTACTCTCACTCCAACATCTTCTCTCTTCTTACAAAGATTAGATTTAGAATGATTAATAACTACAGTATTATCTCTACCAGTCTTAAATTCGAATGCATTTCTCATACATCCAATAATCTGACTACTTCCTCTTGCAACATCTAATATGTGTTTATTAGAATCTGTAGCTTTACCTTGGTGATGTATAAACACGAAAGTAACATCTAATTCTTTTTGCATCTTCTTTAATGCAGCAAAGAATATCGAATTCTCTCTTGAGTCATTTTCATTATGTGAAGTAAATTCTATAAAACTATCTACAAAAATAACCTTAATTCCACATTCCTTTACTTTTCTCTTTATTGCTCTTCTTAACATATAATTATTAAGAGGTTCATTAGGATTAAAGTAATAGAAGTTATCATTAACATCATCCTTTTCTTTATCAGACAGGTTCATTCCATTCAAAACCATAGTTAATCTTCTTTTAGCTTCAACATCATTAGATTCATTATCTAAATATAATACCT